CGGTCCGTGAACTTCTTGACCGGCTTGAGTTCGTCGAAGGGCGTCACTCCTGCGAAGCCGTTCCAGACCTGGATCAGGCGGTCGCCGGGCCAAGTGGCGGCGAGTTTGGCGAGTTCCTTCTCGCTGGCGAAGTGCTCTTGGCCTTCGGGGATCTGCTCGGCGGCAGGGAAGGCCGTGATGTTGTTGTCGGTGTCGATTGCAAACAGTCTCATGGTTCGATTTCTCCTTATCTAACGAGTCATGCCGGCGAGTTTCCCGTCGGCGGTAATTGAAAGGTCCTTGTAATAGCCGCTGCGGAGGCGAGCCCATCCGAACGGCGTCGAGATTTCGTGGCGGGCGGCGATCCGGCTGAGTTTGATCCGGTTGGTGCCGTTCTCAAACTCCTTCTTCAGATGGCCGAAGCGATCGAGCTTCCAACCCTGGCTGGTGGCCCATTTGATCAGTTCGTCCTTGGTGATCATCGCGAACCCATTCATCACTTCGGTCGCGCGAAGAAGCAAGCGGAAAGTTCGAGAAAAAGACCGTGCCTTTGGTGAGCATCCGCGGTTACGCCAAGCATCGCGGCGTGAGCCACACGGCTGTGGAGAAAGCCGTCAAACAGGGCCGGATTCGTACGGTGGATGGCAAGATCGACGTCGAACAGGCGGATCGCGATTGGAACCGCAACAGCAGTCCAGTGAACAAGCCGGAAGCCGCGCCACGCGCCGCCGCCGCGCCCGAGCCTTTGGTCGCCGGGCCCAGCTTTGCGCAGTCGCGTGCGGTGCGGGAGGCCTACGAAGCGCGCCTGGCGAAACTGACCTGGGAAGAGCGCATCAAGAAGCTGATCAATGCCGACGAGATGCGCGTGGCGGCCTACAACGTCTCGCGCATGACGCGCGACCGCCTACTCAATGTGCCGGATCGTGTGGTGGGCGCGATCCTGGCCGAGGTGCGTGCGTCGCTGACCGCCGCTGGCGTGGACCTGGCTCTGATTGAAGGTCTGAACATGGCGAAGGTCCACGGCATCATGCTCGCCGAGATGCGGAACATCCTGGAGGAGTTCGCCGATGAGCTCGGCCAGCGCTGAACAGATCTACTTCGGGGCTGCGGCGGCGGGCATCCGGCCCGATCCTCTGCTTACCATTTCGCAGTGGGCCGACAAGTACCGGAAGCTCTCGCAGCGCGCCTCGGCCGAGCCGGGACCTTGGCGCACGGATCGGACACCGTACCTGCGGGAGATCATGGATTGCCTCTCGCCTTCGTCGCCCATCGAGCGCGTGGTGTTCATGAAAGGTGCCCAGATCGGCGGCACCGAGTGCGGCAATAACTGGATCGGGTACGTGGTTCACCAGGCGCCGGGACCGATGATGGCCGTGCAGCCCACGGTCGAGATGGCAAAACGCAACTCGAAGCAGCGCGTTGATCCGCTAATCGAGGAATCGGACGTGCTCCGGGATCTGGTGCAGAGCCCTCGCTCGCGCGACTCGGGAAACACGATTCTCTCTAAGGAGTTTCCCGGCGGCGTGCTGGTGATGACCGGGGCCAACAGCGCAGTGGGTCTGCGATCCATGGCGGCGCGATTTCTGTTCCTCGACGAGGTGGACGCCTACCCGGGCGATGTCGAGGGCGAAGGCGATCCAGTGAATCTGGCCATGGCTCGCACGCGCACGTTCGCACGGCGCAAGGTGTTCCTGTGCTCGACCCCCAAGATCACCGGCATGAGCCGGATCGAGGCGGCGTATGAAGAGAGCGACCAGCGTCGCTACTGGGTACCGTGTCCGCAATGCCGGGAGTTCCAGGTTCTCAAGTTCGCGCAACTGCGATGGCCAAAGGGACAGCCGGAGAAGACGGTCTACGTTTGCGAACACTGTGGCCACGAAATTCAGAATCACCAGAAGCAGTGGATGCTGCCCCGCGGCGAGTGGCGGAAGAACGCCGCCGGCGACGGGAGGACGGCGGGCTTCCATCTCTCAAGCCTCTACTCGCCGGTGGGCTGGTTCGCGTGGTCTGACGCCGCGAAGTATTTCGAGCAGGCGCAGAAGAATCCGGCTCTGCTTCAGGTTTTCGTGAACACGGTGCAGGGCGAGACGTGGACACTGCTCGGTGAAGCTCCCGACTGGCAGAAGCTTTACGACCGCCGCGAAGACTACAAGATCGGCCTGGTCCCGCGCGGCGGCTTGTTCCTTACGGCGGGCGTGGACGTTCAGAAGGACCGCATCGAGGTCGAGATTGCCGCCTGGGGCCGTGGAAAAGAATCTTGGTCGGTCGATTATCGGGTGTTCGAAGGCGACACCTCGCGCCCCGGAGTGTGGGAGAAACTGACCGGGCTGCTCAACGAAACGTTCACCACGGCTTCCGGGCTGGAGTTGCCCATCCTGCAGCTCGCCATCGACTCCGGGTTCGCCACCACCGAGGTTTACCAGTGGGCGCGGCGGCAAGGCGGCCGAGTTCTGGTGATCAAGGGCGATTCACGCGCGCCCGCGCTGCTCGGGGCGGCGTCGCCCGTGGACGTCGGTCCGCTGGGCGCCAGGATCAAACGCGGGATTCGCGTGTGGCCGGTCAACTCCGGCATGGCGAAGGAAGAGTTGTACCGTTGGCTGCGCCTCGAGCGGCCTACCGACGAGGACCTGAGCGCCGGCGTGCCGTTCCCCGCGGGCTACTGCCACTTTCCGAAGTACAGCGACGAGTACTTCAAACAGATCACCGCCGAGCAGCTCGTCACGAAGCTGGTCAAAGGTTACCGGCGGCATGAGTGGCAGAAGATGCGGGAGCGCAACGAGGCTCTCGATTGCCGGGTTTACGCGCGGGCTGCGGCAGGCCGGGTCGGTATTGACCGCTTCCAGGAAAAGCACTGGGCCGATTATGAGCGTCGGGTCGCGCCGCCGCCGGCACAGGAAGTGAAACAACCGCCACAACCGCCGCGCATGGATGGGACGCAGGCCAGCCGTAACCGCGTGCGCTTCAGGATGGATCTCTAATGGCATTCACTCAGTCCGACCTTGATGCTCTCGACGCTGCCCGCAAGCAGGGCGCGAGGCGAGTCCGCTTTCAGGATCGCGAGTTCGAATTCGATTCCGTCGACGATTACTTGAAGCTCCGGAATCTGATCTTGAACGACATCGCGCAGCAGTCCGGGCCGCAGCAAGTGCGCCAGGTGCGCATCTACACGACGAACGGTTGGGGCCACTAAAGCACCGTGCCAATTGAAACATTGATGACGCTCGCGCGCCAGGCTGGGCACGATGTGATGTCGGTCCCGCGCGTACCGCGTACCCGCGCGATGGGGACGTTCCCCTTCGATGCCGCCGGGCGCGGTCGTCGCGGGATCGGCTGGAATCCACCGACCCTCGGCCTCAACACGCTGCTGTTTTCGCATGGCCTGGAGCTGCAGGCGCGGAACCGGGATGCGGTTCGCAATAGCGCGTGGGCGGCGGGCGCAGTGGATTCGTATGTGGCGAACGCGATCGGCCGTGGGATTCGCCTGGTGTCTCAGCATCCGGACGACAAGATCCGCGACCTGATCACCAAAAAGTGGAATCGCTGGATTCGTGAATGCGATGTCGAGTATGACCCGCGGAATCCCGCATCGGGCCAGACGGATTTCTACGGCCAGCAGATGGTGATTGCCCGCGAAGTGATGGAGGTTGGCGAGTGCTTCGTCCGGTTCCGGCCGCGTTCGGTGAAGGAAGGGCTGACAGTTCCGCTGCAACTGCAACTCATCGAAGCCGAGCAGCTACCGCTGTGGCGAACGGCCATCGAGCAGATGCCGCCGAAGAACTCAGTCCGGTGCGGTATCGAGTTCCAGCCCGACGGAAGGCGTGCGGCGTACCACTTCTGGAAGGCGCATCCGGGCGAAACGATGTTCTTCCCAATGGAGGCGCTGTCGGTGGAGCGCGTGCCCGCGACCGAGGTGCTGCACGTCTACAAACCGATTCGCGCCGGCCAGTTCCGCGGCCAGCCGTGGCTCACATCGGTGATCGCAAAGCTCTACGAGTTGGAGCAGTACACGGATGCGGAAATCGTCCGCAAGAAGCTCGCGGCGATGATCACCGGGTTCATCACGCAGGCGAGCCCGGACAATCCGATCATCCCTCCGGACCAGTATCAAAACGGGCCGAGCCAGACGGAGCAGGGGACGCAGATCAGCAAGCTCGAACCCGGCACGTTCCAGGTGCTGAACTTCGGCGAAGAGGTGCAGTTTGCCGACGCGAAGGACAGCGGCGATTTCAAATCGTTCATCCGGAGTTGTCTGCAAGCTTTTTCGAGCGGGGCCGGGCTTGCCGAGTATCAGATCAGCGGCGACCTATCCGGGATCAACTATTCCTCGATCCGCGCGGGCCTGCTGGAGTTCCGCCGCAAGTGCGAA